GAAGATCCTCACCCTCAACCGGGGGCAGGAAACGAATTACAGCATAACCATTCTTAGAAGCATCCAAACCGGGCTTCCAGAATCTATCATCCTTGTAATTGTCTTTGGTGTTTAGGCTCTCAAGCTTCTTGCTGAGATCTTCTACGGAATTCTTACTACGCTTCTTAAAATCTGAAAATGAACTCATATAACCTTTCTTTCTCCGGGAACTACCCGGACCTGTTTAATACTCAGGACTATTCCTGAGTGGTCTATTCTACTATATTTATCAGTGTATGTCAATCGTCTAAAGGAAGTTTTTTACCTTTGGTTTTTTTCAAAAGATGCTTTTCTTTGGCTTCTTCTTGAATTTTTTCAATAATTGGCTTTGTTAAAAGTTTCCCTGCAGCTGAGGGCTCTATACCCATTTCCTCCGAAAGTTCCAATATACAATCCATATATGATAATTTTGTCTTTTGGACTCTTTCTAAAACTTTTGAGGAAAACGATAATTTTGCTTTGTCGTCTAGATACATATCATTATTATACCATAATTCTAAAATTTATCAATAGTTAGCTATGTCTAAATATCTTTGATTCGGAGCATAAATGGCAGACAATCTTGTAATTAATGTTTCATCCGGCGCAACAGCATCCATTAAGACAAATGAAATTAGTGGAAGCCATTATCAAATTTTTAAACTAGCATTTGGAAATACTTCCAGTGCTAGCTTGGTAACTTCAACTGCGCCACTGCCAGTAATTTTATCTGCTGGCGTAACAGCAAATATTGTAAATTTTACAAATCCTGTCATTGTAGTTGGGAATAGTGCTGGCGATCCAGTATTTGTCCAAGGAACTGTTGCTGTTTCTGGAGTAAGCGGAACTGTTTCTATAACTGGTGGCATCGCAAGAAATTATACTAGAGACAGTATCTCAGTATATGGCGCTGACGGATCAACTTTTATTCGTTCGGCTTTGGTTACTACTGGAAATACCGCTATTGGTGTTTCAGGAGACGCACTAAAAGTTTATCTCCAAGACGCAGCACTAACTGTTAACGTTGGCACTAACGTAGGAATTTATAATGCAGGTGCCACTAGCTCAATAAGAATTGAAGGAAATTCAGGTGGCGTTCCTGTAGCAGTAACCGTCACTGGAACCGCAGCAATTAACGATACAGCTATCCTAAACGGCATGACAGCCATTTATGGCAAAGTAAATGACGTTTATTCGGCTTTAGCGGCCTTCGGACTCGTAAGACCTACTTCGGGCACCGCTGGAACCAAGACGCTCACAGCGTCTGCTGCAGCCCTTGCTTCAGGCTTTACGTGCACAGCTGGCGTAAACCTCAAATCTTCATCAATTAATACACAAATAATTTATGTAGGAACTAGCACAACTGGTTCGTTATTAGGTTATGAATTAGATCCCGGAGAACAATTGTTCTTAAATGTTGGAAACTTGAATGGAGTTTACGTTTCTGCGAAGGGATCTCAAGTTCTAACCTATTATGCTTCATAATGACCAATGACAATTTCAAAATATTCTAAAGTCAGTGAAGATGCATTAACTGTTGTAAAGACAACAGAACTTTTTGTTACAGAATTTGTAGGAAATACTTCTGATCCTACGATGACAAAAGGATTGATGGAAAGTTCTCCAAATTTATATAAAAATGGAGTTACTTTTTTTTTAGATTATTCTAATACTTCCAATGCTTCTGATTTAAAACTTTTAAAAAGATTCTTTTCAAAACTCGGAACAGGAAATACTTTTGCCGTTTCAGGTGGAAACTATTATGATGAATTAACCCAATCAAAATATAGTTTTGAAGGTGTTTATAAATTATCTGGTTATACCGGGGCTTATAATAATTTTTTAAATTTAACAGGTGTATCATATTCTGCCAGTTTAACAGATGGCACATACAAAAATTATAATTTTAACACTGTTTTAAATTTTTCAACCTCAAAGGGTGTTACTGCACAATATTTTGTTTCTAAATTTAATAATGATACTCCTTACAATTTAGAATTTTTTGGTATATATGGTGAAGACTTTAACTCTGAAGAATATCTTGAAGTATTAGATACAAAGGCAAATACAGATCGTTATCTAATCAATAGCTTTGTTAAATTAAATAATGGACAAGAAATTGTAGTTCTTGATCCAGCTTACAGCATTATAAATGAAAATATGTACTTTCAGAAAAAGACAGTAAATCTTTTGATGAGAGGTGTTCCAGATCTTAATACTCTATCGCAAAGTAAATTCCAAAACGGTGTAATTAAAAAGATTAATTCGGAACAAGAAACTTTAGATATTCTCACTCAACAAAATTTACACCAAAGATATTCAAGAGCAAAAAGTGATCCTACAAATTATTATGATTGGTATTCAGTGAGTGAAACAGAAAATTTTAAAAATGTTTTGAATCCTTATGTCTATGATAAGCTTTCAATATCCGTAGATTACTATTCCTATGCAAAAATTGGAGCAACTTCAGAATTAGTGTTCAGCAACATAAACACTTCAACTGCTCCTACAATTCAAACATCTACAGTTTTACTTATTGATAATGTAATTACTTCAACAAAACTTTACAATTCTATAACCGATGCAACAATTCCAAATATAAAAATTGATCTTACAGATTCATCTTTAGTAGGTTGGAAAATTCTTCCTTTTTATGATGAAGCTTGCTCTATTCCACTAAACGATTACTATTACTTAAATGGTGTTCCCGGGTTTGACGGAGCTTCTTTTATATTTTTGAGCAACGAAAAGGCACCATCGTCTTTTTATCTAAAATTTGAAAAATCAGAAATATTAAAACTTTTAATTACGGTTTAATCAGAATTCTACCCAAGAGTAGTTATCACCGTCAAAATAGTAAGTATATACAACTCCATCTCTTTCCCATTGCTGTCCTTCTATTGGGTCTATTGGAGGTTCAATGCCCGAGAAAAGCCTACTCTTTCCAGTAAACGTCCATGCAATAGGATCTTGAAACGGAGAAAGTTCCGTAGTTTTTTCTGCCTTATATAAATTTCCTTCAAATAAAACAACATCACCGGATTGATAACGATTATTCAATCCAGTGACTTTTGTCTTATTATATTCGCCTTTATACATGCAAAATTATTTAGTTACATTTCCACTTTCTTTCCATTGAGAGCGTCTTTCCACTTATTATAATACCCCTGCATATCTTTTTCTAAAGAAGTAACTAAAAGAATATCTTGTTTGTTTATAGTAACTCCATACCTAGCATTACTATATGGCATCCAAGTAACTAAATGCCAACTCTGATTTTCCATTGGATATAAAGTAGCACAGTTTTTTACAAGATAATCATTTCCATTATCCTGAGCTTCGCAAATAATTTCTTCGCCATGTTTAAACTTTATCAATAAATCTTTCATACTCATATTATAACCTTTCTTTATAAATTTGTCAACGCTTTGCACCACAATTACATGATTTTTTTACTTGAGCTTGTGTAACTGGTTTTTGTGTTTGTATCACTTTTCTGTGTTCTTGCTCTGTTCTGCTATACTCAACAGGAATTATATTTTTAACTAAAGTTTTTTGTTTAGGAATAATATTATAGTCATCAGAATATATTTGTCTAAATTTTATAGTAAACCAATATATCTTAAACCATTTATTAAACTTAATTCTTCTTGCTTCACATCCGCAATTTCCTTTAGTAAGATAAATTATAAGATCTTTTATTTTTGTAATAGTGGTGATCTTGTCAATTATATCACCGAAACCAATTGAATGTTTTTTTATAATTAATACTTTTTTAAATTCAAAGTTAAAAATTTTATTGTAAACTCCATATTCAATTTTATTACGATTTATTATTTTACCTTCATCGTCAATAAATAATTGCAAAGGTTTTCCAACCGAACCAATCATTCCAGTTGTATTAAATGTAAAATGTGTATTATTATATAAACTGCCCATAGTATTACCTTTTATTTATTCGCCACAGCAAGGAAGGATTCCACAGATAACCGGAGGTCCTGAAATTATAGGAATTCCATTTTCATCATATTTTAATATTACGATGTTTGGATCAAATCTTGTTGATGGCAAAGTATTTGGCCCATCGTTTTCATCGAAACCTACAAAACATGATTGATTTATATCTTCGGAAACATGAGTGTATTGCATTCTTGTATATTTTGATACGCCAGATACTGAAGTATTGTCTTCATATCTAATAAAAATAGTATCTCCAATTTCAGAATCAATCGAAGGATCGCCACCCTTGATAAACAATTTAACCAAAAGTCTGTCAGAAATATTCATATCGATGGTGTCTTCAAAATAACAACTGGTCACAATTTCTTTATATACTGAATCAGACTCTGTTCCTGTATCTGTTTCAAAACTTCCTGTTGGATTTATTATGACATCTTGAAGACTTTCAGCAATAAGAGATTGAGTTCCATCTTGACTAATTTTAAATACCTTTACAAAGATATATATTGGATTATTGGAATAATTTGATTTACATTGTATAAAGAATTCAAATAATCCCTTTTGCAAAGATACCATATTTGGATAACCAATATCTGTAATAAATTCTTCAACCAATCTAATAGTTTGATTAAAATCCGTAAAATCTTCTCCTTGTACTGGAAGAGTATAAATTGGATAACTTTGATTTATGCCTATATTTGTGAGGGCAACTGGTGATAATTGTTTTCTAAAATTTCCATCCTGTGCTGGTACGCTGAAGTTAAAATAAAGCTCGGTGTTGGAAAGAGAGTTTGGATTGCTGTTTGGCACAACCATGGGAGTTCTCCAACAAATTGGTATCCATTTAGTTGAGGATGCATATCTCCATGGAGTGTATTGTTGAGTTAATTCTGGATCTCCTAACACTTCACTAAAAGATTTTTTCTGATAATCTGTATCTGGTGCATTAGGTGGTTTTGTTGCTACACCAAGATTAGTTTCTGTACCAAGTAAAAGATTTTGTGCAAATTGTGTGCGTAATATTGTTCTATTATAGAGATGCGAATAACTCATTGGTGCCAGAGGCTTCGATCCAGTTATTTCTCCATCAGAATTGTAATTTACATTATCAAGCAATCGCGCACCCAAGAACATAAATCCACCGGGACCCAAATATCTTTCTATTTGATCTCTTTGGAAGCCAGAGAAACACGAATCACATATTTCATTTGGAGAATTTGCATCAGGATCGTCTCCTAAACTTAAATTTATTAAGTTTTGTACAGAAAGATCTGTGAGTACAACTGGAGTTTCAGTTATATTTTCTATACCATAATTTGGTCCAGTTAAGGGATAATTGTAAAGAATATAATAACCACTACATCCGGCAGAACCTCCTCCGTTTGCACCAGTAGATCCACCAAATCCATATAAAGTACATCCGTCAAGACCTAGAGATCTTGCCTGTTCAATGCTGTCTACGACAAATGGTGCTTGAGAAGTTTCTCTCAAGAAATCTGGATTTTCATATATTTCCCAAGTATCTTTAACATCATCATAACCAAGATAATAATGTCTCTCAGAATACTTAAAATAACTCCAAGCTGATGTTCTTGCAATAGGACATGTCTGTAGCGTGTTTGAATTTTGATTTGGTCTATTTCCATAAAAAATTGTCATTTTTTGGAAAAGATCCTTTGTTGCGCGATACCCAGATTTAGGCAAAGGATCTACACCTATTGCGGTTAAAGGAGCATCTGTGTTTAAAATTGGATTAACAAAAGTAACAAAACTAGTGCAAGGAATTCTCCAACATTCTTCGCCCAATGGTGTTCTTATAAAAGTTCTTACTTGAGCCTTTAATGGTCTAGCTGTGCCCCATGCTGGACCATACTGGTTTAAACATCCTCCAACCACACCACTCATGAAAGAAAAGTTAGTACCACTTCCATCTATTGAAAGACCTAAATCCGGTCTACAAACATTTGGATCGTCTGGAAATCCGCCCCGTTCAACTTGAACTATTTCGGTTGACTGGAAAGTAGATCTTCTCCAATCTGTTCTCATCCAATATAAATGAGGATTGCCACTATATCCCAACTCCAAATCATCATTTCCATTAAAAATATTGTAACGCAATACGGCACAAGGATCTATCCTAGAGACAGGATTTCCAAATCCAGATTTAGTTCCATCATCACTATTCAATTCACCCCCACCAGGATTTTCTAGTTTTGAGCAACAAACTCCTCCATATAACCACTTAGAATAATCCCAACCTCCCGGTAAAGCATGAAAAAATGCTTGTCTTCTAAAAAAGAAAGGCAGAGAGGAAAAATTTTTAAATTGATATTTTAAAGTATCTTCGGCAAAATCTTGAGCTCTCCAAACTTTAGATTCTAAACGTTTACTAAAAATAGCAACTGCATGTAAATAGCCAGCTCCAATATCTACTATTCTAGAATTTTGAACATCATCAGGTACTTCTGTAGAAATTCCATTTATATTATATCTCGTAAATTCATAAGTTACTGATGCTCGCAAAAGAATACCATTAGAATTATAACCAATGTTTTTCTTATAATGAATATAAAAAGAATTTACACCAGCAGCAACTGCAACTATTTCTGTGGCATTTGATATTTCCGCTTCGTCCAATACTCTGTATGCCACAGATCCGGGCTGATATGTATTTGAATCAAAAGCTCCGGGAACCATACTTGCGTCACCCCAAACATGAATTTTTTTGTCTGCGGTAACACAAATACTATAATCAGCAGAACTTTCTATTATTTCAATTACATTATTTGCAGATGGTTCGTTATAAGAATAATCAACAATTGGACTATGTGTAGCGCCCAAACAATGTAAAGGACAGGCATATGTTATATCCCAAGTACCAGCTTTAGATAATAGTGAGTCTGGTACAAATGCTGGAATGATCGGATTATTATCATCAACAATCGGCTCACCTTCTGGTGTTACTTTTACATAAGAACCATATATTTCCAATCTGTTTTCATTTGTTAAACACAGTGTATTATAAAGACCACAAGAAATTTTTGTATATCTGGGTTGAGAATTATTTTCTCTTGGTGTCCAAGGTTCAGTATAATCTGGATATTCTACTAAACTTCCCATGAGAACGCATGTTAAATCTAAAACATCTGGACTATAAGGATGAGACGAGCATCCAGTTAAAGTATCGGTTGGATCTAGAGGATATAAAGGTCCAGTGCATGTCTCATTAAATCCCGGATCTTGTCCGCATGTTGGCCATCCAGACCAACACTGACATAAATATTGTTTATACGAAGAATCTCGTAAAGTTATATTATTATAAAAAGATTGAGTCCATTCTTCTGGTTTTACGAATCCGGGACGTGGAATGTGTGGATAATAATTAAATTTAGGACCCAATCCATTGTGATAACCCGGAGCACATCGGAATGCCTCAAAATCGTCTCTACCGCTTTCTATAGCCTGAATATAACCTGAGCTATAAGTAACACCAAGTCCTTTTGAGGATTGATTAAATGTATTATCACTTTGAGGTGTAATAAATAATCCTCCATAATCATCAATTGCTGCGAGATGTTTCACGCCGGAAGAAACTGCAGTCCATATAAAAAAGTTATTTGTTCCGGGATAACGTCTTGAGAATCCACCATCTAGAATTGGATTAACTTCAGAGTTATATCGTAAATATTCAATTTTTTCATTAGTACATTCTGGTGGAAAATCATTTTCTGTTCCCTGATTATTAGAACCACAGAATGTACCATATTTTTTAGCATTAGACCCCCAAGACTTTAATCGATATGCGTTTGCTTTTCTTCTTTCAAGTGCTGCTCTAGGTCCGCTTGGAATAGTTCCATTTGCTAAACCAACGTTAAATGGTTCATCAATACTACAAATTCTACTTGCATTTATATTAAAATATTCGTTATTCCCATTTACGTTTGCATTGGATCCCCCTAAATCTTGATCGTAATTACTAGAATTTTCTACAGCTGGGGTAAAATCTATATCATTTCCGGGACCTATTGTGCAATTTTGTGCTATGGCCCCTTGTGTAAAATCTACCAGAGCGACTGCAAAATCTCTTTTAAATGCAACATCAATAACTCTTCCATCGGGAATATCTTCTGGAGATCTTTCGATTATTTCACCGGGATTTTCAGGATCTTCTTGAAATAATTGATTCACCAACAAATATGGAGGAACACAACCCACGTAAGGTTGCCAATTTGCAAATGGATCTGTACAACCACCTTCTGGTGCATCCTCCATATCATAACCAAACAAAGTTAATTTTCCGCTAGCATCAATTACAAATGCTCCCATCAATCCACATATAACTCTCTGAGGATTCAATACCTCATTGTAAATACTAGTTTCATCATTTATATCATAAATTGCTGGCAAGTCATTTATAGCTGTACTTACTTTTGTTGGGGATCCAGTTATTCCATAATTTGTATCATTTAGTCTAGCAAAGGCTCCGGTGTAACCCCATGCAGTTAATCCTGATTTTGTTTCACTTATTGGCAAAACTGCTCTTCTTGGTAAGAAGGCTCTAAATGTTTCATAATCTCCAGATGGACCCCTCCAAGTAGGAAGACTATCTGAGTTTAATAATTTTTCTTTAATTATTTTTGGTGTTGTTGCATTTACAGTTCCAGCCTCTACACCAAAAAAGTTAATTAAATTTCTATAACCATCTGTTCCGCCGACTGCAAGTAAAACTTCTTCAGCTACCTCTAAATTGCCTGAAGGAGTTTCATTTCCCGAGGCAATAATATCATTTACTTCATTAGAAATATCAATTGCGTGATCTTTAATTTTTATAATACCATTTTCAATCATTTGTTCGATCCAAAATCGAACATATGAATATGAATTTAAATAATGACTAAAATCCCATTCAGGTGCATTTGGTGTGTCCCCGGGATGTTCGCAGCTCCCTTCATTAAAATAAATCAAACCATAAAAATATCTATAATAATGTTCTAAAAAAGTAGTTCCTTCAAAATAATCACCACCGTATTGAATATTCTTTTTAAAACTAATAGATTCCATATTAACCAAATCGAATTGATATAATGGAACACCAGATCCTTTATATATTACTCTTCTGGGGACTGCCCTTCTAACTTGCCACATTATAGAATCATATTTCCACGGAGTCCATCTATAATACGAACCTCTTCGCGAAATTACTCCACCATAACCTTCATAATCTCCTACCAAAGAGTTACAGTTGTTTTGCAAAGCTTGTATTTCAATACTTGCGCTTCCCTCTTCTGATCTATAAGCATACATTTCAAAATGATGCTCTAAATGTATTGTTCCTATAAACTGATCACGCAATCTTGTTTTTTGACCTGTAAACTTTTTAAATTTAATTTGAATATCTTTTTGAATATTTTTTATTTCAATACTTCGTACATTATAAGCTACTCCAAAATCATTTGTTGTTGTAGGCGTGGCCCCATGATTCCAAATTTCATAGGCCATTTTATGATCTTCTTTTGATAATCTTATTAAATATGGAGAAATCCCTCTTTCAAAGCACTGTCTCCTATAACGACCATTATATGAAATAATATCGTTTTGAGCTCCGGTACAATCATACCCCGGACCACATACGTTTGAAATATTTATTGTTTTGCCTGCACCATCAGAATATGGATAATTTTTTGCAAAACAATTTATTCTATTTTTTTGAAAAGCTTCAAAATCAGTTCCCGTTGTATTTGCACACCAACAACATCCTGCTTCTTCAATAGTCATAGGTTGACTAAACGGAAGCATGAATGGCAAATAACCCAATGCATAGGGGCTTAACTTAACATTTGTTCTATTATATAAAGAATCATATATACCCCCATGAATGTGTGGGTGTGGAGAACATGCACATGGTAAAACACTACTATAACCTATTTTAAAATTATCTAAACAATCAGAAGGCTGTGTGCCAGCTTGTCCTCTGTTTTCTTGTCTCGCCCAATTGTGACAAGAATTTTGAACTAAAAAATTAAAGCTTTCTTTACGTGTTATAAACCCATTGCATTGTGTAATATATGGATCATAATTAAATGCAAATTCTCTAGGATACCAAATTAAATTACAACCAGAATATTTGTAAGCAAAATAAATTGGTTTAGAGCCATCTGTTGATGTAAGCAACTGTTGGTACTGACAGCACCATCTTCTTCCATTATTTTGTGCTCTTTCTAATGCTTCTCCTTCAAGCCCCTCTATAACTGTATAGTAATTATCAGATAAACATTCACAAGATGTGTTGGAAGCACATGGACCATTTTGATTGGTGCAATTACAACGAAAATCTGTACTAGTGGAAGGAAGATAACTTAAAGTCCAAGCATTTCCTGCTCCAGATCCCGGTCTTTCGATATAAAGAGCAATCCAGTCTTTAGGGCTAACTTCCGCATGTTGAGCCATGCTGTCGCCATAAAGTGTTATAAAATCTGTATAAAATATTGGATTGCAGCAGAATGCTTCTGGTTTAGGTTGTCTTCCACAGCAACACAAATTTCTTGGCATAATATACTCTCGTCCTATATTTAGGACCAATTAAAAAACCCACCTCAAATTTTGAGGTGGGTTTCGAAAGGCTAAACTGTAAAGTTTAGCGACGACGAGTGTTACGCAGACGGTAGTGGCTCTTGCCATTTCGCATCTCACGAATGACATCAAAGCCATACCCAAAACGATCAAATGCACCGCGTAGATCACTCATCGTTGCCCGGATGTTCCGAACACGGAAACGAGACCGTGCCATACCGGGAGTAAGAGTGCGACCTTCAGCCATGTAATCAAACACACGCTGAATCTTTGTAGGACGATTAATAGTAGTAACGTTCATAAAAATTTAAACCTTTCTAGTACATATTATATCATAAAAATTTTGTGTGTCAAGCCATAAAAACAATATTTTTATATTTTTTCTAAGACCAGTTCTCTCATAAATAACTACACTGGAGGATTCTGCGTCATGCACCACAAACATCGCCAGTTTGTAAGACATGTGCGTGAACATCTTAAAAAATACAACGGAAAATTAATTTTGGGACGAGGCCAGACCGTAAACTGCGGCGGCTACCGTTGTGCAGGATACTTCGAAGATTCAAAAGTTTTGATAAAAGTTGGTAAAAATTCTACAACGTTTTTAGAAACTTTGTTGCATGAATATTCACATTTTTTACAGTGGATTCAAAAATCAAAAATTTATAAAAAGGCAGACAAATATTGTCTAGTCATGGACGATTGGTTTGCTGGCAAAAAATATACAGATCAAGAAATCAAAAAAGCATTTTATTGGGTTCGCAAAATGGAAAGAGAATGTGAACAATATGCTGTCCGATTAATCGACAAATATGAATTGCCAATAGACAAGAAAAAATATATCAAAGGTGCAAACTGTTATATCTATTCGCACTTCTTAATGGAAGAGCAAAGAAAGTATTGGACATACAAAAAGAATCCATATAGATCACCAAGTGTGCAGAGAGTCATGCCCTCTACTTTCAAGGTGCTAAGTCACAAGACAATACCCAATAAAGTATATAAAGCGTTGTTAAGCTGCGTCTAAACGACGTATCTCTTCCCAACGTTCTTTCTCGGAGACATATCCACGCTGAACAAGTTCATGAATGAAGTCATCCATCATTCCTAATACTTGTTCATTGACGGGATATTTTGTCTCTCCGTTTTCTTCTATGGGTCCTGTGCCAGATTTAAGGCCCTCGCAGACAGCAAGATCGCACTGTTTCACAAGATCGTCTGTATATTCTAGTAGACTTGCTACCTGATAAAAAAGATCCTTTCGACAAGGATCTTGTTCTTTGCGAGCCAACGAACGGATTTCGTAAGTTAGTTCTGGAATTTTCATGTTAAGCGAAGAAGATACTTGGTTTGCTGTAGAACAGCTAGTATCTCATCGCTAATATTTAGGAGTTCCGTATCGTTTTCGCTTAAATTATTTCTAATATTTTCTACGCTATTGACAAAATCTTCAATCATTTCTTTGCACGGCCTATCACCATAATTTATCAAATTTATCTTAAATGTATCTTTTGCATTAATACTGCCATATTTTGCAAAATAAATTTCGACAAATTGATCAATAAGTGGATCTAATGAATCGTAGGCTTTCCCCAAAGCTTTATGCTCAGAATAAGATTTGGTTTGCCAATGTAAAATTTTAAGTTGATTTTGTATTGTTAAAAAAGGTGTAATTACCATGACCTAATATTTATAATTCCCCAACTAGGATTCGAACCTAGACAATTTGAACCAGAATCAAAGGTGCTACCGTTACACCATCGGGGAAGGAAAGCCCCAACCTGTTATACTCCGGGGCCCAGAGTCGCTTGCACTGCAGAACAATATGCATTCATCACAACTGCACTTGCAGAGCCAACATTTATACTACGCACAGATCCATACTGCGGAATATACAGGGTGTCGTCACACATACTTAGAACATCTGCAGGAACTCCAATTTGCTCTTGACCAAAAATCATTATGTAATGAATCTCAGGATCAAAATCGAATGTGTTTATGTTTTTTGCTTCACATATATTGTCAATTCCAAGCAGTTTAACTTTTTCTTCATACTTGGAAAAAGTTTCTTCAATATAGGAATTGAGATCATCAATCCCTTTGACATGACGGAAGTTGGTGTAATGGTGCGTACCAACCGTGCCACGACGGTCATATTTTTTGTGACCATATATCACCACCTCTTTCGCCAAAAACGCATTAGCATTACGTATAACGGTTGCAATATTAAAATCGTTACCAATATTGCAACACACAACACTATAGTTAAACCGCTTAGTCTCAAGATCAGCTCTGATTGCATCGTCTTTCCAGTATGCGTAGTGGTCAATAATATTACGAGTTTCCATTAGTCCTCCAACTGAACGAATCCATCATCAGTAGTATAAAAAATATCATGAAAAATATCTTTGCACCACTTATGACAAATCGGACAAGGCTTGGCGTTTCGATAATTACCAAATCTGTTAAATCTAAAATTCAAAAGAACAAGTTTTTTATCGCGAAGACTTCGGGGAACTTTACGATATGCATCCAGTTCAGAATGCATTTCAGGATAACGATAACCAAGTTTTATGCTCTGTGGATGAGTCTTGTACTCATTTTGTCCTATTGCAATAATTTCTTTTTTATGGACAATTATTGAAATATGCTTTTTCTGTCTTTCCATTGCCATAGAAAGAGGCTTCGCAATCGGAACATAAAACTTGATTATCGTATCTATATTCATTAATCCGTCGTCAGCTTCAACGGCGTCTTCTTCACCGTCTTGTTAGGCGTAACGAGTCCCTTGTTAAGACTTGCATCATACTGCTCCTTCATCTCATCGACAGGATCGACGCTGAAGGCGACAAAACTCTTAGGAATCAAAATTCCCTTATCTGCCTTTGTATACATGAGCCAAGGCATTAGACCAATTTGTCCAGCCTGCATTGGAACAAGAACTGCGGCATCCTTGAAAAGAATGTCATCACCCTTTTCTTCGTAACGGGCGATAATTTCTTCGTTTGACTTTAGTCTAAATACTTTTACGTTCATGTGGTATCCTTTATTACGCTTTATTATACCATTAACCCTATTAATAGCAAGCACCAATCCTATGAAATCTTTTAAAAAATTTTTAATAGAACAACAGGCCACTCAATCCGCTGAAGTTGATCATGTTAAACCTTTATATTATTCTTTGGTTTCCGCAGAACATAGAGGGGTAGTAAAGGATCCTAAAAAATTTGATCCAAAACTTTATATTAGAACAAAATATCAACCAAAAGATGATATTTCAACTGG